ACTGGTCTGATGTAAATAGAGTCTCCCACTGAATGAGGAGTGGCCCCTCCTGACTTATTGACAAACTCAATGGTAAATTGACTACCGCTGACTGATGTCACTAACCCTTCGTATATTCTTCCTCCACTAACTCTCCAAGAGCCAGTTGAACTACGGAATATAACACGGTATTCTCTGTCACCTTCTGTCAATTCAAACCATTCGTCAGGGCTACCTCCAGTGACAGTAATTGTTCTTTTGTCAGCACTTAAGGCGGATATAGTGACACCAGTCATTATTCTTGTTTGATTAAGAAAACCATAAGGCTCCTTTGCGCTACCCACCATTCTTCTGTCAAACGCTAAACGAACATGTTTGGTATCGTAATTGTAAGAGCCGTTGTCGTAGTAAGTGTGACCTTCTTGCTGTATCTTAGTGTTATACTTACGAGCCAAATATCCTTCTACACTCTCTAACTCACTACTTGTTAGCACTCTGTTGTAAAATGCTATTTCAAAAATAGCACCTTGAAAAAAATTACTTGCGTCTTTACCTATGTCAAACGAAACGCTTGTGTTTGGAGCGAAGTCAGTGGATGTAGTCTCGGCAGGTACTCCGTCTACATAGAAAGTAACCGCATCTGATTCTGCATCAGAAGGAGAATCTGTATCTTCCATAGTTACTGAAAAGATATGTATGTCATTTTTTACAGAAATAGAACTGTCTGTATTAAGTGTGTTAGAGGCCGTACCTTGCCATTGGAATCTGCCTACAGTGCTTCCACGATTAACTGCCAAACTATAACCGACAGATGATGCATCGGTAGAGGTGATGACTGGCTGTACACCAGTACTATCGCTGTTTTTACAAGCGACTACTAAAGTAAACTCTTCTGAGTTCAAGAAGGGAGAATAATCTACTGTCAAGAAGTCATCTACTCCATCAAACTGTACATAACTGTCAAACTGGTTCAGACGCTTGTACTTGGGTCTTTTACTGGCATCTGTTTGGTTGACATTTCTACCGTTACCACTACTGTCTGTCCAAATCTCTACTTCTTCGTTATTACGAAGTGTGCCACTCAAAGAGTCTGCTTTGAGATGCAACTGTAATCCATTAGTTACAGGTATACCCAATTCACCTGATTGTTCTACCCAATAAGCAACAGGGAAGTCTATGTATTTCTTGTTCCAGTATTTTAGGATGTTATTACCGAAGTCTTTGAAATCAACAGGGGCAGTGCCCACTGACCCTCCGAATCCTGACGAAAAGCCACCAGTCAAACCAGTGTTCGTAAGACCAGTAAGTCCGGCTACAGATGCAGATGTGACATTGAAAGTAGAAGGTATTCCTCCTGATGTCAAGCCACCTCCACCTCCGCCAAGAGGTTGACCCCAGTTGACTACCTGCTGTGGCTGATAAAAATCGAGAGTAGCAGTTGCTTTAGAGGTTGCTTCTTGCCCTAAGTCGTCTGTCATCACTCCTTGTATTTCCATTACCACTTGGGCTTGGTTAAGGTCTATACCCATCTTTTTCGCATCAAAGAAAGGTATTCCGAAATTAGATTGTATTCTTTCAACAACTATGTCTATGCTGGTCGCATCCAAGGAGATAGTATTGCCGTTCTCTTGAACGAGTCTAATAGGCATCCTCTCTCCTTCGTCTGCCATCTAACCACTCCTATTGAATCCGCTCTGAGTTAGTGAGCCACCCATTTTACTTCTCAGTTCCTTTGTCACCATATTACTGATTTCTTTAGCCAAGGCTTTCTTATCTGTTTTGTCAGTAACTCCGCTTACATCTATCCTTAGATTCACTGTGACATCAGGTGTACTGTTTGCTTGAGCGACAGCGTTGACTGGCTCACGATTCATGTTATTGACAGGGCTTTGAGTTCTGTTCATAGTCTGCTCAAGTCCACTTTGTACTTCTTTGATTGACTCTTCCATTTGCTGGAATGGTTGAGTGTTACCGATGTTTCTCAAAGCCTCGGTTAGGTCTTGAGTATGTCCTTTTGTCATAGCCATAGAGTTAGTGAACTTGTCCATTTGTTGTTGTAAAGATTGCATATTTTGCTGCGCTTCTTTACTGTAGTTCTTGAAATTCTCCATAGCCTCTACAGAGCGTGGGTCTATTTGTCCGTCTACCATTTACTCCCCTCCACTGGTGGCACTCTGTCGTAGCCCAAATAAACTGCGTCTTTGGGCACCTCTTCTTGACCATGCATAGACTGTGCCCAGTACAATAACTGCTTTGCATCTTGTATAGACAAATCCCTGACCTCCCGTAAACTAATATTGTAATGCGTCATCAAAAGGTACTCCATCCCTTCTCGTTGGTAGCGAAGTCGCTCGTTGACAAACTTGCCGTGGACAAACTGCTTGATGTTGTCAACTTCGCTTCCCGAAAAACTAACCAGTCCATAATCTGAGCAGGGTCAGGTAATAGCGTAGTTAACTCTGCTCCCTCTTCGGGTGACAGGTTTTCAGTATCAAGTTCTATAGATTTACCGTCAGGGTCTTGGAAAATTAACCATCGTGAAAATGCATGTCGCCAGTAGCGTGAAAAATTCAAATCTCCACCTATAAACAAAGGTGCTACTTCTTGTATATCAAAAAATGTCAAGCGTTTTGTTGTTATTTCCAAAGGCTGTCCGTTTATTGTTATCTTACTCTTCTTCATCTCCTCCGACATACTTACTCACTTCCGCATCGGAAACCGCCTCATCAGAGGGGGCTTCCTCCAGTTTTAGGTGGGCAAACGGGTCATCGCTGGCCTTACCTGCTTCCGGGTCGAAGAGGTACTCTCCGCCCTCTTCTTCTTCATCATCTATAGGAATAGCATAATAGCAGTTAGGAGACAAAGAAATCCATGCTTTCATCGGCATACTTTATCCTCCTAACAGTGGTACTCTGTATCCTCACTTATTACTTTAACATTTTGAGGTTTGAGTTTCATGGTCGTAAATAGCAACCCTTTGTCATCGGGCATAGGGATTGGTAATTCTGTGATGTAGTAATCGTCTATCATTACTCTTAGACTTGGTGTCACACCTGAATCGCCAGTAGTCACTGGCTTGGTGAAGTGAAGCATGATTGTGCCACCAGTAGCGTTGACAGTACCGCTTCTTTGAATGTGAGTTCTGAGTTCATGGAAAAGATTTGCATCTTCTATAGCCAGCGTCATTTCCATTTCAAACTCTTCTCTGCCTTCTCGGATGATGCTGGCATTGCGAGTACCGCCGTAAGGCACTTGCTTTAGGCTGAGTTTAGTAGATGAGTCAACTGACTCCGCTACAGGATTGCTTTGTATGGTATGGAATAATTCCACACCTGTCTTACCCCTCAGTTCAAATGCACTTACAAACGCAAGGTTTTGGTCGAATGCACTGATTGTACCGTTGTAAAACATAAACGGCTTTTCAGAGCAGTTTGCTATACCACTGGACTTTCTATTCTTGAGAGTATCAGCAGTATTTTGAAACATTCTGTGAGCGGTGTATCTGTCTCCCTTGTTTGAAGACTCAAGGCGACCAGTGTCTGTATAACAAGCCAGTGCGTCAAATACACATCTGTATTTTAATTCCGCATCGACAGTAGATGACAATTCCCATTCAACTACTTTGCATCCTTTGAATACACGAGTCAGTTGCTTGCTGTCTCCAGCCGAGCCGGGTGCTACAGTGGATTCTCCTGTAGCATTGTAAGAACCTAAATCTCTTGTCCTGACGCTGTGTTCTAAAGAGAAACTTGGAATTGTTTCAGCAGAGAACAATAGACGATGAACATGATTAGTAATTGTGCGAGTTGTTGTGTTTACATTTGGACTACCGTCAGAGTCGTCATCACGATAATGCCTTAACTCAAGCGTGTCACTTGTAGTGTGCTGGAATTGAACTGGGTCATCCAAGTAAAGTCTGAATCTGCTACTTCCAAGTCCTTCGATTGCACTTATTCTTCTACACTCACTTGTCTCCGCCCACTCAAAATGAGCAGCGTCACTTGCCAAGTTAGAGCCGGATGATTCAGAAGGCCAGTACTTATCTGTATCTTTTTGAGGGGTTTTGTAAGTAGTAGTAGGTGTCAGAGTAGTGTCTTTGATTAGCAAGTAATCACCTACTGCTGCGTCAGTAGACGAGCCGAATCTTACACTACCGCTTTCGCTACTTGTCACATCAATGTGACTTTGACCCGGTGCTACATTTGCGTATATGGATGGAACTGGACTTGTAGCGTGAGCGATTGTACCGCACTTATCTTTACTGACTACTTCTCTTCCGAGACTGTAATACAACCATCTTGGATTATGCAGAGGCATTTCAAGCGAGCCTCCCATGTGGTGAACCTTACCAGTTTGCTGAACTGCAACTTGTCTACCTAATCCTACAACATGATAACTGTGCAAGTCTACTTTTGTATCAGGAAGAGTCATGAAAGAAGCAAGTCCTACAAACTGGTCAATCATACTGACCTCCTTTGAAGACGCTGCTGCCGTATTCATGACGAAGTTAGCATCACCTTGTAAAGTCGGCAATCCTGTGGAATGTAAAAAGATAGCATCTCCTGTACCACTATCTATGGTAGTAGTACCTACTGGAAAATTGAGAGCAGGTACTACCTTGATGAATGTAGCATTGTCTGCATCAGTATTACTTTCTAATGTATGGTCTACTATGGTGTAAACTCTGCTTTTGAAAGAGTCGTTGTAATACTCTGAAAAGTTGTTATCACCACTGGCTACAGAATGAAAAGTCATCTTCTGACCAATCAGCATACCAAGAGGATATTTGAGAATAGGTAGTGCGTTTTCAAATATACTTGTGCTACCTATTGCGCTAGTCCCTCTGAACTGAATCGTAGTGTAATCTGTGTTATCTGTCGCTCTCCAACTACGAGGCTGGTTGTGCTCAATCAACAGACCACTTTCATGACCCATAGTGACCTCAGAGACATCACCCTTGTAATGTGCACCAAACCCGCTCATGGTATCAACTCCGCCAGTATAACGACCTCTACTTGGAAGGTGTGTCGGAACAACTTCTTGGTTCTGTCGCTCAAATCAGTTCTTACCTTGAGAATCATACGGTCAAAGTTAGCACCGTCTCCTTTCCTGTTGACATGAATAATTCTCCTCATTTCATTCTCCATCTTTCTTAGACGGCTTCTGCTTTTTGTAGTCCTCATATCAACGGTGATATTCACCCTTGTAGTGACGAAATTGTACAGTAAATCAGGAACCTCTTCGTTTAGAGCCGTCTCGTAGCACAGTATGTAATCGTGGCGTTGTAAATCAAGACGCTTACCTCTTTCAGGTCCTTCGTTAGCAATATCAAGGACTACTGGCTTAATGTTGTCAGTGTTTGCCCTGTTCCAACCAAGACCTGTACCTGCATTATAATCAGCCTTGAGAATATCAATAACTGTATCAAGTGGCTCTTTCCAGTCAGCCGTCATGAGAATACCACCACTTCCTTGTAGCGAGACAGGATTTCCATCGCTTCTCTACGCCATAACTGAGCCTTTGAACCTAAGTCGATATTTTGAGTACCCTCCGGTATCAGTACACTTCGGTCATCAGCCAAGAGTAATTCGCTTGCTACAAGTTTGGTGGCTGCTTCTTCTATTGCCTTTTCGACATACCTCTCTCCGTAAATGTAAGTAGCCTTTACAGCATTCCACTCAAAGAAAGGATAAGAGTTGTTGAAGTAAACAATGCCCATCTCGTGGTCAAGCCACCAGTCTTTCAATCTACCTTGGTCACCGCCAGCATCAGAGAAAGCACCTATATCAGATTTGAACTGATGCTGAGTAATATCCTTTGTCACCGAGCCGGGTAAACTACCATGTAAACGGTAGCCTCCTGTCAAAGCAGTGCCACTGTTAGCAGTATAACCTATGATTCCTAATTCATCTCCTGAATTATTAGGCACCATGACTAATCCGTAATCTGCAAAGTCAGAAGAATCTGTAAATGTAATAGAATAATTTCCATCTCCACCAGTCAAATCTAATGTTCCGCTTTTAGTCACAGCGTTAGTTTGAGTGATTGGGAACTTGACTACATTGTTAGTAGCGATGGTAGCGTTTTCGCCACCCTTGGTTTGTTGCATACTGGTAATCTTAATTTTACCATTACCGTAATCAGAGTTAGCACTTGCTATAAATTCATTATTCACAAACACGCTTACATCACCTGATGAGCCGGGTTGAGTGTAAGTAGTACCATTGGGACTGTCAGTATTTTGAGTGAATGTGACAGTACCTCTTCCTACTCTGTCTTCTTTGTTAACCAAATCAGCGATATTCTGAGCAGTGTTAACTTCGTTAAATTCAGATTCCCACTGTTGAGAATTGTTCCCCTCTGCTAATTTTGCAAAGCCTTTGGCACCCGGACAAAGTAGCAAAGCACCACCTGCTAAACCCTTTGAGTCTAAGACTTCAAGCCTCGCCTCTGCTCCAGCCAAGTCTCTATAGTCGTCACCTTGCCAAACTTCAAGCCTCAAAATTTGCTGAACATTCCTAAACAATAGGGGAGTAGTACCCACATAATCAGTATAATATCGCCTTCTGTATGGCTTGTAAGTATCGAAGTTAAGATACTCTGCGCTAACAAGATAAGGTCGCCAAGCATTGTGAGTATAATTGTCAATCCTATCTTGTATTCTTCTGATATGTTCATTGACAATATCTTTGGTCACACCACGACTCTTACCGTTGGTGAAGATAGTTTTGTTCTGAATCACAGTGTAGGCTGCTGTAGTATAGTTAGCAGGTGTAGCAATAGTAGTTGGTAACTTGACATACTTGGTTCCACTGACATCTTCTACTACAGGAGTAGTGATGGTAAAATCAGTACCAACTGGGTCGAGGTCGCTGTAAACAAAGATAGTATCGCCATCCTCAAAGCCATGTTCTCTGAGGTCTGTTCCACTGATGTAAAAACCAGTACCAACTGCGTCAGCCGCCGCATCAACAGGTTCGCCAGCGGCGATTCCTAACAAGCGACCTATCTTATCTCCTGTAGTGTAAACTATTGCATCAGGGTCAAGAGGTCGAGTTTCAGGCTCGCCGGGTGAAAATACTGCTGGCATGACTCATCCTCCTCATTCCTTTTGTCCAAGATTAAACTCCATTGGCTTACTACAAGTCCTGCATTTATCGACCCAACAAAAGTAAAGCATCCCGCAGTGCTTGCACCTTGTACCTGAGCCTATGTTGAGGACATCACCAGCATTCTTATTACGATTGCGTTGCTTCAAAGTCAAACCCGATAAAGGGTTTTCTTCATCGGCTACCGCCGAAGCACCGTATGATTCGTTCAGACGGATGCCACGCTTCTGTAATCTCGCTATGTCGTCAAGCCCAAGACTGCCGTAGGATTCCATACATTATCAACTGGTTGATACTATTATGTAAATACTACCACGGTATTCAAATGGTTCCGCCGCTACCAGCGTATTGCCAGTAGCAGCGGCCACTATTGCAGACTGAATCGCAGTCTTTGCATTCATTTGCTCTTGGGTGTAAGGTCCAAGTATGGTCGCTGTGTTAGCCATTTAAGCCACCTCATCGGCGACCTATTACAAACCATGTTCCGCCGACTACCGAAGGACCTGCTTCTGCTGCTGTGATTGTTAGAGTAGTACCACTAACGGTTGCTACATCACTCACCTGTATTGTGACAAGGCTTGCGCCAGCACCTGCTTCGTCAAGAGCCACTGTACTTGTACCAGTAGGTGTCACTGCTGCGAAATCTATACTTGATACAATTGAACTTAGGTTAATTGTTTCAGGACCTGCGCCTGCTGTATATGTGCCTGTAATGATAATTCTATCTCCAAAGTATGTTGGTCTTGGGTCTGTTGTGTTTGCCATATTTATTCATCTCCTGTAATTTCTTCTGTTGGTGTAGTCTCTTCCAATACTGGTTCTTCGACTACTACTGGTTCAGGCTCAGGTGCGGGAGGATTTAGAGTTTCCTCCACGAGTCCGAGTAATTTACCCTTTGTAGCGTATCCACCGAACTCTACACCTTTCGCCTTTAGCCATGTAGATATGTCTTTCTTAGTCCAACCAGCGTCAGGAATGCCATCATTACCTTCATCAACGGTAACACCGCCATCGCCTTCTACTCTGAAAGCAGTAGGGCTTGTGCATATCTGTATCCTGTATTCGTCAAGCCATTCTTGGCTGACTTCTACTGGTACATTTTTAGGCCAAACCATCTTACTACCATCAGGCATCTTGCGATAAGCAGTGCCCCCGATGTATGTAACTTTAGGCAAGACTACTCACCTCAGTTAAGTAGTACCACTGTTACTGTTCCTGCGCCACCAGCAGTTTCACTGTGTAAAACAATTGCCGGGTCTGTACCGCCAGTCTTAGCCGCTGGAGCAAGTCCAGTGTTAGTAAATCCTGCTGAAAGAACCTTGTCTGCTACTGCGAAAGTAGAGCCAAGTACTCCTACAATTTTTGAAGCACCTTCTGTGATAACCAGTACTTGTTCTGCTCCGTCAGCCAGTGTGAATCCGATAGTCACTAATCTCATGCTACCAGCGGCGTTGCCGTCACTGTTTGATGCAAGGAACCCAGTTAGTGAACCCGGATAGTCGCCACCAGCGTTACCGTCTAACCAACCAGTCTCATCAACTGGTGTTCCTGTTCGCAAGTCAAGGTCCAAAAGAACCGAGACAGTACCTGTGGTAAAATCTCCATCATCGAAAGATATTGTCAATCCTTTGTTTGTTGCTGTTTCTGTTGCCATATTTTTTCATCTCCTGTAGTTATATCACCATTAACCTCATTGTAGGTCACGGATAGAACCTTGACCTCCAAAGAAAGTAGTCCAAACTTCACCCATTGTTCGGTAAAGTCCTTCCTGTCCAAGTCTGTTAATAGCGAATGGGTCGCCAGTTTCAATACCGCTTTCAAAGTACTGTGTTGGCTTTGCTGTAGAGAAGTAGACATAATCTGTGTCAAGCATGTAAACTCTGCTGATTCCGTCAGATGCCATCTCCTTTGTTGGGATGATTGGTACTCCGTTGTAAGTTGCGACAATAAATCCTGCCTCAACACCGGGTACACCCTTTACACCGTTAAAGGTTGGAACAACTCTCTTTTCTTCCATGAACCTTTGTTGTGCTTGTAGTAATTGTTGGATTCTCATCAAAGTGTCATATCCAGTTAGCATAACCTTTGGATTTCCTCCACGCTCCCAAATGAGTCTGAATGTCTCATCCAAGTGGTCAAGTGATAGAGTTCTGTTAGCAGAACCGCTGTCAGCAGAGTCTTCTGCAAATGCCCATGTGTTAGCACTTCTGTCGATAGAGTAAATGTCTTCGTCTCCAGCATCGTAGTGAGTACCGGAAGTCATGCTGTTGTTACCAGTAGTAATTCTGTCAAGGGATTCGATGTCGTTTCCTGCAACATTTGTTACATCCTCGGTTAGCATGTCGTTGATGTGCTCTGCGTGGTGCTTACCCATTTCTTCTTTCAAGACTGAGCGAATGTCGCCAAGTCCGTCATCTTTGTCGTTTAGGAAGATTGCTACTTCGCTCATGTCGAATGAGTGAGCAACAGTCTTTGGTTTTGCTGCAACATTTTGGAATGTTGGCTTTGTTGTGTCAGGTAGTGTACCGTTTTCTGCAATTCCTCCACCAACTGTCTTAGATGGCTTTGCAGTAACTACTCTCCATCCACTTCTGTCCCAAGGTTTCTTAGGTAGGATAGAGAATGCGTTAAATTCTTGGTTTAGTTGTGACCAAACTTTTCTTCCGTAGATTGCTTGGTATGTACCTGCGGTTGTGCTCAACAATGGAGCGTCTGCTTTCAATAGTTCGCTACCAGTGTAGGAGTAACCCATTGAGTTACCTGCACCGTAGTAGTAGCGTTCCATATCGTTAATTGTCCTCATGTAATTTCGTGCCATGTTTATCTCTCCTTATTCTCCACTAATTTAGTTCCAAACACTCCCGGCGAGGCGATGTACCTCATCCCAGTCCATGTTAGCGAGGTCTGTAGTTGATGGGACCTCAACAGTGGAAACAGATTTCCTAATTGCACCTTCTGATGGTGCAGATTTGCTGATGTTGTCGATTCTTTCACTTAAGTCGGAAAGAGCCTTTTCGATGTTAGCAAGAGGTGTTCTTGCGTCAAATGTTGCAGCAGCCTTAGCGTTTGCTTCTGCTGTCATTTCTTTCTGTAGTCTGTCTGCAAACACAGCACCAAGGTTGCCCTTGAATTGCTCTTCAAGTGCAGCAGCCTTGTAAACTTCGTAAGCAGCCTCTAAGTCAGATGCACTTACTGAGTCAGGGTGCAAGTAACCCTTAGCAACTTCTCCACTACCGCCACTGTTTAGTTTACCGATAGCGTTGGTTGATGGTGAGCCACCTTCTTGTGCACGGCCTTTTACTTGACCTGCAAAGTAGTCTGCTCCATCACCGATTTGCTCAGGTGTGCTTCCAAGGTTTGCTTTAGAAATGTTATCAAAGTGTTCTCTTGCGCCTGAGATGTCTACACCTTGAGATTTCAATGTGTTCTCCATCCAGTTCAGGTATTCACTTGTGATTACATCGCTGTATTCGTCTGATTTGGCATACATGCCTTCTTTTTCGTCTTCGTCAGCCATAGTTTCACCTTTGTCTTCTTCTTCTTCTTTCTTGTCGTCTTTCTTGCCTTCCATGTGCTCTTTCAAGCCGGGTGGCATTTCACCCTTTTCCATAGCGTCAAGTCGACCGTTCAATCTATCTAGTGTTGTAGATAGTTCTCCCAATACATTATCTTCGTTCATGTTTGTGTCCTCCTTCAATATACGGAATGTCGCCTCCGGGTTGATACCTTTTTCACAAATAGTAACCTCATGTAGTTCCAGTTTGGAGATTTCAGTATAGTCACCGTGTTGTTGGTCACTCTTTCGCATTCGCTTGAATGCTTGTCCTCCAATACTGAACCCACGCAGGGCACCTTTGCGAATTTCATTGGCTACTTCACGAGCCTTTTCGATGTCATCTCTTAGTTTGATGACAACGAACATTCCAGCGTCATCAACGCCGGATTTCCATACACGACCATCAGAGTCAGTGTAGGCTGGTATTACTTCTCCAACTTGTATGTTAGAGTGTGCGAGTTGAACATTTCTGTAGCCATCTGCTTTCATGAAATCGCCAAATGCGTTTTTCAAAGCACCCCTTGTAATCAAATCTCCTTGCTTATCTACCATCTCTACAGATGCGTATCCAGCGATTACAAGGTCATTATCCGCCTTAACAATACTGATACTTCCACTGTGAGAAACAGCGGAGGTTCGTAGTGCCGTTGCGGTAGCCATTGGTCTATAGATAATGTTCATACTATTTAACTAAGTACGAAAGGTAGCCTTGTCGGATGTTACTTCTAAAACACCCTCTTTTGTGGGAACAGTAATGCGTTTATCGTCTTCCAAATCCTCTGTATTAGGTTCTATAGACTCATCTTCGCCGGGTCGCTTTCTGTTATCAAAGTCAGGCATGGTCTTTTCATCGTGCAAGTTTGTCGGACCCATAGGCGATTCTATAGGTGTAGCGTAACCTATTCCTAATCCCATAGCACCTGTACTCGATTGACCAACTGCGCCTACTCCACTTTTCAAAAACTTATCAATAAGTGCCAACCCTTTGACAAGTACCTTTTGTTTTTCTTTCTTCTTCCACCAATCAGAGTCTTCTATTTTCTTTGGCTCAATCAAAGGCTCTGCATCACCTTCTGATTCGTGTACTTCTTCTTTGATTTCTAAATTAGCCTTGAGTAAGGCACCTGCTATTGGACTCCAATATACTCTTTGACTTTCAGCAAGACGAATCAGATAATTGTTAGAAGCCAGTGGACTATGCACTGTCCAAGCATAACCTGATTGAGTTGCCTTGTAAACTACATCTCCTTGAGGCATAGTGATTCTGATACCACTCTTAGCACGAGTAACTTCACAAAGCCACTGAGAATCCAAAGACTTTGCAAGTAATCCCAATGTTTCTCTGCTGACCAAACCTTCTCCTTCTGCCTCGCCTATTATTTCTGAGCCAGTCAAAGTATAAACAGCATCTTCGTCTACAGTTTCTACTTTACTTACATTAGCAGCGTTGACTCTTACATGGTCACCTTCGTTGTATTTTTCAGGACTATTGAATGCCACACCGACATCCATGTAGTTCTCACCATCAGATTCGACAGCCCTGTTACCAATATTTTCTTCTTGGGTAATTGGACCTGTGCCAAGTCTGTAAGTGTAAGGACCGTTGCCTCTTCTTTCTAAAACTCTGAGCACTACATCTCTACCCGGCTTGAGCATAACCCACTTAGGATGTCTTAACTCTCCTGCCATGTAAACTGACTTAGCATCTCTAAGTAGTATCTGTTCGTGGTCTTTTTGTAGGTCGGCTATTACTGATTTCAAACCTTCATCATCTGTAAGACGAGTATCGCTTGCACTTGGGACATGGACATTCTCTACGCCTTCCATGCCTCCTCTGAGTATCTTGATTCTGTCACTAATAGGTACATCATGTACTTCTTTTTCTGCAAACTTCAACACATCAAATATGTAATAGCCTTCTTCTGTCTTGATAACATCTGCTTTGAAATCTTCATCAGTTACTTGTTTGAAGTTACCCTTGTCTTCCTCAGACAAGTCAAATGTTTCAGAACTGACCTCATCATCCTCTTTCTCTACAAATCCTCTTTCGCCTTCCGGCATAGCAGAAACTATCCAGTCGCCTGTGAATCCACGAAGATGCTCTAAATCATCGAGGTCAAATATACGATGCATTGGTTGAAGAGTAGGTACTTTCTTTCCAAGTTCCTTTCTAATAATGTCAGGATTAGTTAAGTCTGCAAGATTAACCTCAGACTTGGTAGCAGAATGATGGTCTTGATGCCTTGTCTCACCTATGCTGTTAGGTTTAAACTGAGCAGCCATTCTTTCAAGAGTATCTAAAGCCTCTCTCGCCTCCTGATGTTCCGGTCCTCTAAGCATCCTCAACCACTCATCGGGAGCAACTGCATTCCAAAAAGTTTCTAGTGGTTGAACTAACCTTTGGCTATGACCTTGAGGTACTGGTTTGATTGCGACTTCTCCTGTCTTATGGTTTATTTTATAGTCAAAGTTAGGGTTAAACTCATCACCAAACTCGTGAGCAAAACCAGCGGAGTTGTAAAGACTGTGTACAGAGTGACCATCAGGGCTAACTGGTCCTACAGGAACATCTGTAATACCAGTGCGAGTCAAGCCAGCAGGAGATTCAACTTCGGGAAACGCTGTGACAATACTGTTTAACCTTTGTAGAGTTTGATAATACTTGTCTATCTTATCATCTATTTTTTTATTCTTTACATTTCCAAATTTAGGAATTTTAACATTACCTTGAAAATCATACAAATCATTGTCAGTCGCTCTATGGTCTGTGCTCAAAGCAGTATGAAGATGCATACCTACTTCTTGGTTCTTATCATTGTCCTGTATATTTCTGTAAAGTCCCAAGACCTTCTGTCTCAAGTCTTCATCTACTCGTTTATTACTATGCTTCAATAAAGAATCTATATCAACATCAGGATACATCTGTTCAAACAACTGTCTGACTGTCATTACAGGAGCATTGATTTCTCCAAATTGACCTAAGCGATTCATCAATTGATTTTCAAAATAATCATTTATAGTCTGACGAAGGCGAGGGTTTTTAGAATCTAATCCTAACTTATCCATCATGTTAGTTTGTTCATTTTCTATACCTTCGGCGGTGAACATATTGTTTATGCTGATTCCCAAATCAGGATTTATACGATGCATAGCCGACTTTATCTGTTGAGGTAATCCTGCTGCCTCTGTATACTCTGCTGTACCCTTGGTGTAGACACCATGATGTTTGTGAGGAACGGTATTGAGATAATCATTTGCTAACTTAGCCCACATACGGATGTTGGCTGCTACTGTTTCGTGAGGAAGGTTAGGGTCAAAAATATGCGCTAACATTTCAGGGTCTATCTTATCTTTTAACTTAGCACCCATTTCTGCGATAGCATCTGTATCCGCCCTCAATCTTCTCTCTTTGTCAATCATTTGAGTTTGGTAATTTCCAAAGTCAAATTTACTATCAGACCCCTCTTCTAAAAGCGGTTCAAGACGACTGATTTCATCAGTCATTTCATGTATGCGAGTATTCAATTCAGTTTTTCTTTTAGGTGAAGTTTCTTCTGAATCTCTTTCTTGAATCAACATTTGCTGTCTGTCTACTAAATCAAAATAACGCTCTTGCTCTTCTGTAACTGGTTGTCTTTGACTTACCTGACTTAGAAGATTACCAAAACCAGCGTATTCAGGGTTAATATCCAAAGACTGTACTACTCCTTCTTTTGTTTCTTTGTAAGGAGTAGGATAAGCCGTCATAAAATTCTCTTCAAGTCTTGCTAACGCTCTTTGGTATTCTTCTTCGACTTCTTTCTTTTGCTCGTCTGTAGTAGCGTTATCTGAAATCAAATTATAACGAAGCCTCAAATCATCCTTGGCATCTTCTAATTTATCAAAGCCTCTTGTTTCTTTAGCAGGTACTTTTTTCGTTCTCAAAGCATCTAAGTCTCCACTCGCAAGTGTGGACTTGGCTCTTTTATCTTTATGACTCAGTACCATAGGGTAAGGATTCATAGGAGCATTGCCCATACCTAATAGAGTACCTGTATGATGATAATCATGAGAGCCTTTTATCCGCTGAACTTCTTCATCATAAGCACCACCTTTAGCAGGGAACCTATGACCTACATACAAATAACCGGGTACTTTTCCTGATAATTTATTTTGAAACTCTTGCGAATTTTGTCCTGTTTCTCTTGCATTATGGTAGTCACTACTCAACTTGTTAGCAGTAGCGTGGTCAAGTGCATAAGAATGTCTTTCTGTATAAGGATTAGTAGATGCCCCATACCGACTACTTCTACTTGTATTGTGAGGATTCAGAGTAGCAGTGGCTTCGCCTGTACCTTCTTGTGACATTTCTACAGTAGCCCCTCCTCCAACTTGAGGGACTAATCTAAATTGACCTCTATCCATCATACCGAATAAACCAATTTCTGCTTGACCGAATGGGCCGAGTAAATTGAGTAAACTGTGGTCACGCATATTTACATCGTCACTATCTATATGATGGCGGGGAACTATGCTGTTAGCAACTCTTGAAAACAAAAGACTGTGTTGTTTTTCTCCACCAAATTTAGTTTTAGAAACATGAGGCTCGTAATCAAAATCAACTTCTTCCTCATCTTCTTCTTCACCAAACTCACGACCCATTTCAAGCATTTCTTTTTCTCTTTCTGTTAATTCTCTCTCTTGCTTTTTCTCTTTAGGTTTATACTCAAGAGTATGATGATGCAACAAGTTAAACAAGTCGTTAGGTTGTTTACCTAACCCACCCTTTCCTAAAAACGGCCTTTGCCAATAGGTCGAAAGGCTTTCATTGTCTTCAAGATTATAACCATGTTCAGGCCGATTGTATTTTTCAGAATCTAAAAATGTAGCATAGTTGTGGGCTGCGTGATTTTTACCTAACCTATCAGAGTTAGTTTCTTGTACAGAATAGCGATTCCTTTCGTTGACTATTTTGTCTACTTGTTCTTGGTTGAAAGGTGCTTGGTCTTTTTTCCAAAGGTCACCCCAAAGAGGGTGCTGTCCATCTTCATGGAGTTGGTAATTATGGTCTACTCCTAAGAGATGTCTGAACATTTCATTATGCAAGTAATTGCTTCTGTTAGCAGTTTCTCTTTTCTGCCACCCTACATTATCAACATCAAAACTACCATCGCTATTTTTTTCTAAATAAGGCACAGATGCGTTATTGATATAATCAGGCATTTCGCCAGTATAATCGTAATACATATCTCTGTAATAATCGAGTAATCTTTTGTAAGCATCACCCTCTACACCCGGCTCTGTATACCGCTCTAAAGAACCTATAGTATGGGCAGGGTCAATGTATTTACTTTTGTCAGTCAAATTCTTTGGTTTGTAAGTAATTGTCTCACCAACAGCAGAAGGCTCCCTTATCCAGTGATTGTAAAGCCCCGCAAATCTTTGGTGGAAGTTCCTTACCATTCTTGGTATAAAGTCAATGTTATTATCATGCCTGTTAAATTTTAATTGTTGCGTTGGATGAGCCGTACCGTATTTGTAAATGTGCTCATAAGCCTTGTTTCTTTCTTCGGGAGTTAGCCATTCCATTCCAAATAGATAGTCCATCAAACCAAAATTACTTTTCCATTCTCTTTTCTTTTGAGCAATATGCATCTTGCGAAGTTCATGCTCTATTTGGCTATCATCCAAGCCGTGTTCTTTTAATCTGTTTTCAATGTCTAAGTTATTAGTTTTCCATCCACGGAAATCTTGCTCATACAAAGCGTGGTTAGTTCCGTGATTTGTATCTAATTTTCCATAATAGTTAGGGTTAAGCAAAAACTCATGGTTAGCACCTACAGCGTTACCTTCCCACTCAACTTCTTTTTTAGCATCCTTTTGACTTTGGGAAAAGCCCTCATCATCGTAATAGAAATCTCCTACGATGTCATGCATATTCCCATGAAGCGGATTCATGTAAGAACCAAGATAATTGTGATTAGCGTAAGGGTCTTCTGAGTGACCTTGATGCATTCTGAACTGACGACCACTCAAGCCTTGACCGGGAACAGGAGGGATGACTCTCATCTCGTCATAACTTGGATTATCAGACAGACCCATACCAGCAGGACTGCTCATTACTTCTCCTGCTTGTAATTGACTAACACCTGACTCTTGCATTGCATCCTTTTCACCTTCTGTATTAAGGTCATAAGCATAACTTGGTCCACTTATCTCTTCCTCTTTACGGATGACAGATGAGAACATTTTGATAAGACCATTATCATTTGAATCTAAGACATAGCCGTGTCTGATTGCGTTTACAGCAGCGAAATAAAAGTCAGCACCAGCGTCTGCTTTACCTATACCGTCTAATAGTGAACTTAAGAAAATTCCACGAGTCCTATCTAAAGAGTCTAATGGAGTTTCTCTCATTAACATCACCAGCCGCTTAATTTAGACGGCTGGATAATCGGTCTACAGACTTTTTCAAATCGGTCATGGTTGGACCATCCCCGCCTGTGAAGTTTTCAAGAGCACCAGTTGTGCTGAATGCTGTTGGGTAGTATGGAGATTCTCTTGTCAAAACATCACTGTTCTCAGATATTGCACCTTTGTTGGCTACATCTTCTACTTGAGGAACTGCGTTGTTAGTGTTGTAGAAAGCGTTTGGAACTCCAGCAGGTTGAATTTCAAATCGAGCATTACCTTCTGTTGAGCCTTCTTTTTGATTACCATAGTCAGGTTGACTTCCTTCTTTCTTTGCTATTCTGTCTTCTAACTCCTTAGCAGCCTTTAGAAGTTCATATGCTTGGTCGTTTGCTTTCTCAAATCGTGGCCTCATTTTATCACTCTATCCCTGTATTATTTCCTACAGCCCCTGCTTCTTTAGCCTGCTCTGCTAAAGCATGAATGTCTGACCAATCCATGCTGTGGAACTCAGCATTAGTTTGCGGTACGCTTATTTCAGAGCCGTCTTGACCCTTTAGAATAGTATCGTCTATATCCCCTCTAAATCCATCAATAATTACATCTTGAGGTCTTTGTGTGGTAGCAGATACAAAGCCTGCTTTCCTCAACATAGCAGAAGGATTCTGTACCATTTTCTTCAACTCTCTGTTTTCTGCTTGTAAATCTCTTAGTCCAGCATCCATTGTTTCCATCTTAGAAATCAAAGCACTCATTAGGCGTTCAGCGACATTTCCCTCTTCTTCGCTCATTTAATCACCTCAAAGTGTTCTGTTAGATAATCTTCGGTTGATACCACCAAAGCGATTTGTTCTGACAGTTCCCGGTAATACATTATCCGTAGACTGGTGAACTGCTTGAACTTCGTTCATCTTACGGATTGGGACACCGCCTGCGAAAATGTCGTTCACTCCAACACCGTTATCTCTCTTGATTACTGCGTTGTCAATGTCAGTGCTTAGGTAGTCTGCAAACTTCATAATTTCAGTAATATGATTACGAGCAGATACGCCGTCATTGTCTTCTAATGCTTTGTAAAAAGCATCTACATGAGTTCTCATTTTCCTCGCCATTGGGTCGAGTTTCTTCAAGTCCATGCTCATCTCCAATACCTCACTCGTCTTTAACCTTACTAAGCCCCTCTTGGGTTTCTTGCATCTATTATACTCTGACTGGCTTGCTGAACTCCACCCATAGGTGCGCCTCTTTGCTGTACACTTGAAAACGGTGCACCTGCTCCCATACTGGCTCTATTTTGAGGGCTTGCAGGTCCTCTGTTTCTCAGACCCATGCCCTCTCCACCGGGGTTAGCCATACCGGGAACTTGGGCTTGGCGACCCATTTGGGCTGCGAGTTGAGGAGGAATATTACGAGAAGGTAATGCGCCCGGAGTACCCATACCTCCACCCATCTGCATACCACCCATAGGCATACCTTGAGGTGGGGCAGGTGGTTGTTGAGCAGGGTCAGGTTGTTTGTAGATGAAACGAATATCACGGTTAGCATCTTCGACTAATGTGGGCTGGTATCCCATCATCATCATACGCTGTGCTATGTTAACTTCCATCTCATCTCTTCTTAATCTTGTGACCTCATCTTCTTCCTCATTCGGATAAAGTGTCAAATTCCAATCTGTCACATCTAACTGCTCCATCATCCTTGGGAACAAATGTTCACTGTACACCTTATGTCCAAATTCAACAGCACGGTTAGTCACAAGAATCTGCATACCTTCGTTATTGAGTCCACCGGATTTACCAGTGTCCATCATGAATACATTTGATACTCCGTAGAAAGCGGCGATTCTCTGCCTCATTTCGTCACGAGCAGGAATATACTGCATCTCTTCAAGACTGTCCATCAACTTAACCCAGTTGACTCCACCTTTACCTGTGCCTTCTGTAGCAATTTTAGGAATGTAGTGCGGGTCACGCTCTAACTTCTCATCAGTAGATTTCCAAAATGCCTTCATAGATTCAAGATTATCAGTATTAATGCTCAAGATACCTCTTGGTATTCTTCGCTTAGAATAAGCAGTATACATGTAATTGTCCATAGCAGTCAAGGTCATAGCCTGTCGCCAAAGTGTTGACACTGGGCTTCTACCGTAAAGTTTGGATGGCTGGTATTTACTAACATGAATGACTTCGCCTTTCAGATAGTATTGTGTTTTACCTGAACCTGCTGTGTTTACATGATGTACATCTTCCATATCAGCACCACAAGTTTGGCACTGTTTGTCTTCCTCTGAAAAAGACTTGACTTCTGAACGGTGAATAGGACAAACTCGGAAACGACCTCCTCTTACACCACGCTTGTCAGCAATGATACGCATGAAGATAGGGTCACCCCTTACTATTTCTTTCACACGATAGAATGCCATTTCGTTTGTTTCAGGGTCCATGTAATATTCTTTGATAAGAACTAAGAAAGCATCATCAGTGATGTTCAAGTCATACTCTATTTCTCTTAAGACATCCATGAATGTCTGCTCCATAGAGTTCCTTTGCTCAAGTAGCCATCTTGGATAAACGACCTGATTAGGGTCAGGCTCGATTAAGTCCATACCACCACACTCTTTGCATTCATTGACATCGTGTTTGAACTCAGCATCGCAGGCTGTACATTTCTTGTTGAATTTCTTCTCCCAGTAATATCCTCTTCTGAATATCTCTTGTTGCAAAGTAGTCAAAACTGTTCTGAGAATTAAGTTTTCATTAGCAACTGCGTAAAGAGCAGGTATAGTAATACCTTGTACTAAAACAGGCTCTTGTATGCCTGTTGTCCATAGAGGCATCTGTGGCTCAGGTGTGCTTCTTCTTCTGAACGGGTTGGTTATAGATTCCAACAATCTGCCTACTCTTCCTTTCTCTGCCATCACAATCCCTCCGCCCAACTAATCACAGTATCTTTGTCCACTCCCCACTGACGCAGAGACTCCTCCCCTTTGGTTGTTCCGTCTCTGTTAGAGAACTGAACAAACCGTTTCAATTGGGTTTTCCTAACTGGGTCAGATTCTTTGATGTAAGCAATCACTGCTTTAGCCTGTAAGTCTTTCATTCTTAAATGTGGAGTAATGTTATCAAGTAATTTAGTCAAATCGTCTTTGGAATAAAAACTTACACGATGTTGACTTCTTTGGTTGTCCGAGTATACTTTTTGGTCTAATTGCAAAACACCTGCACCTATGTTCTTGTGCAACTGCTCACAATGCATCCTGCCTCTATCACCTGTAGCGATAAATCCTGCTCTTGGCTCGCCTCTTTCTGTGATTGTAATATATCCGTCAGCATCTAAAAAGCCAGCAGCGTAAGCCCAATTGTCTTTGATAATCAGACCTTCACGGTCCATGCAGATATATTCACCTTTGCGGTGACCTTTGATGATGTTTATTTCTTCACCATACATATTGAGTAATTTTGACATTCTGTTTACATTTAGTCGAGGTACTCCTTTTTCGATTAGATTACTGGTAATCGCTCTTGCAGTCATCGCCCCTTTGTCTGCTACCTCTTCTTTTGCCAAGGTCAACCATTTCTGTTGCTCTTTAGAAAGATTGTCAAATTGATGTAAAGTATTCTTCCAAATCTGACGGGCTTCTTTCTTCATCTCCATAGCGTTGACCCAAGCGTTCTTTTCTTCCTCGCCCCATACATCTTCGTATTCGTCAAGTTTAGCAAGCGCATCCTCTGCACTTTCCCATACATTACATGCTCTAAGTATACTGGATTGTCTGCTATCACCAAACAATCTAAGAGAGCGAAGGTCTTTGTCAGACAAGCCCATTTTACGCATTGTGTCTTGATGAGGGGAAGACCAAGATAGATTAGAAAGAGTAGCGTCAACTTCTGCACTCTTCAACGCTCTTACACTGGCTATGATATTGTCAATCTCAGCCTTTTCTTCTTTGAAAACTCTTCTTGCTTTCCTCAAATCTTTGATGACTTGATTTGCACTTTTACCTAACTTGTCTTCAAACCAGCCCTCGCCTGTAGGAGAAAAAGGAGCATACTGAGGTTGTGGTAATTCTTCTTCTGATACAATAATAGTTTGAGAAGCAATAGACTTGGCTATTGTTTCGTTTACATTAGGATGCATAATTAGATTAGAAGCAATAGTAGACAATACTTCGTGACCCATGTCAACTGTATTATTCGGATTACCTACTACAAGACTCGGCCACATACTTCCTCCACTTTTTGGTGTCATATAATTATATTGTAAACCAAGATGCTCCCGCTACATTTGTCTGTTTGACATCTCCAAACCACTCATCGAAACCATCAAGATAATCGTCAAGTAGTACAATGCTACCCTTGAACTCTTTAGTAGCCCAATTAGCCAAAGCCACACTCATAGCCAAGTCATCGTGGCTACCTACAGATTCAAGTCTGCCGTTTTTCTGCATACCAAATCTGCTCAACTGAGTTTCAAGAGTGCGTGTAAATTCTTTACTTCTTTCGTCTCCCCAAGGTGTTTTGATTTGACCTTGTTCAAATGCCAAAAGTAAACTCATAAACATAGACTCTTTCTTTTGACGAGTTGTCATAAATGTCTTTATTGGAATATCTTCTCTCATTTCTTTCAATTCTACTTCAAACATACGCTGGAAGTTATTACCTTCAAGTTCAATGAGGTCAGGTTGGAAGCGACTGTTAAGCATGATTATCTGACGCTTTTGAGCAGAACTGTTCAAACCCTTTTCGTTAAGAGAATAGATGATTTGCTTCTCGTCACTGTCAGGTAACATCCTGATAATTGTCATCGCTGTATAGTCAGCGTTAGCATCAGAAGCAATCGCAGGGTCCCAACCTACAAAGTGTTGACCAAATACACCAGCAGGGTCACCATTCTCATCAAACTCCTGCTCTGCCTTGTCAAGTAAAACAAGATTCTTGTCTCTCGCTGTCTCTAACAGGCTCATTGGGAACATACTCGACATATCGTGAATAGGTTCACACAGATACTCACGAGCGAACTTAATCGCAGGCATGGATTCCTCACGCTGTTTGAGTGCTTCAAGAGGCCATCTACCCGGCCAAAGTGGCTCTCCATTAGATAAAATAGCCGGGTAAGTCTCAACTTGGAATGTATCTTTGTCTTCTAACTCTGCATACAAGTCATTGTAACTGAAAGGTGTACCGACCATCATGAGGCGACCTGTGTGGTGCAGAACCGGAAGTAAAACTGTATAGAACCAGTCTGCTGCTCTTTGTAATTCAGAACTGGTTGTACCCCATAGAATATCGTCACATACTACGACATCAGGGTGGAAACCACGAGTAGCACCACCAACCGACTTCGCCATAATACGAGAGCCGTTGGTGAACTCAAAGTAAGATTTAGCCCAAGGTTTGCCCTGTGGCTTCAAACCCTTGAGGATGTCACTTGATTCTATGTTATTTCTGATGAATCTCATATGTTCAAGCGTCTGCTCAAGGCTGTGGCTGAATACCATGATGTGTGTATTAGGGTTGAAAGCACCTAACCAAAGTGCATAAGACATGAAAAATACAGACTTGCCGTGGTCACGACTCGCTTTAACACAATAGTATCGGTTTCCATTTAGACCTTTGAGCCAGTCTCTGTGATGGTCTGAAAACTCAAACTCAAGAATCTCAGTAAAGAAATACTCAAATGACTTCTTAGACATCTCTATGTCCATTTCGTGGATGAGTTTGTTGACATCGGACACATCTCATCACTCCGAAAATTCACCCATACGAGTCTGCCGTGTATTATCTTGAATTTGCTGTTGCATATTCTTTCTTCCTGCTGCCGCCATCGCATTTAACATCGCCAGCCTTGACATCTCTGATTGCTCTCCATCCTCATCAGGCTCTACTTCCATGCTATCTTTCATGTCAGTACCTGTATCTATAGCCTCTTTATTACCAGCATCTTCAATATCTACTATTTCACTGTAAGCAGAAGCATCTTGAGCAGATGGACTTGGTGGCATTAATTGTAAATTAGCAGGAACAGGTTGATTTTGTGCATTAACTGGTTGATTCTGCCATGCTGTATAAGTAGTATTGACTTTTGAGCCAAAGTCTCTTGGGTTCATACCTTCCGTTGCCATCTCATAAACTTGTCTACCTGCTTGAGTAAAAATTTTATCTTCTTCTCCCAAATCTTGACCTCGTGCCTTTGCCCTCTCCAACTCTTCTGCTTGAGAAACCCTCCTTCTTTGTACCCCTATGTCTCCGTAAGCCTGAGCACTTTGCCTTTGTCCAGCCATTACTGCTTGGTTTCGCCTATTGACATCTGCCAACCTCTGCTGCTCTCTGTCCAAAACAGCAACATTTCCCCTCCTCATTCTTGCTATCGGGTTAATACTGGATAAAGGCCCTTGTCCTCTTTGCCTTTGTGCTTCTTTATCCGCTGCTGTCTGTTCAGCACGAGCCTGTTTCGCTTGTTCTCTTAAGTCAGCACGAGCCTGACCTTCACGGCCTACTAAAAATCTACCCGCACCTGCACCTAATCTTCTACCGTAATCTGCACTTGAGATAGCACTGCCTAAGAATCCACCTAAAGACCTATGTTGACCAGTCAGTGCGCCTGCTAATCCGGCTGCACCGCCTAACAAACCTCCTGCTCGCTCTCTAAGAGTGACTCCTTTACCTCTATCACGCCCTCCACCTGTGACTAAGATAGGCTGACCTGACATAGAGTACTGTACTTCTGCCTTTTTCACCAAGACTTTATCCATCAGTTCTCACCTCTCAGAAATCCATCAAAGTAGCCAATCTTCTTTTTTATCGCATCTATACTACTCGCAACATCTTGCGAGCGTTGTATAAGAGCAGGGTCAGGTCTGACTAACGCAGTACTACCTATGTCAAAAAATGTTTGAGTGGGTTCTCTTGCTGGCAGACCGCCCAACATCTGCTGGTAAGCCATCTCAAGCGGGTTCGCTTGTCTCATAGGATAGGCTGGTCGAGGCATTGGTGCTGG